GTCATACTGGCGACTCATTCCCTACCCAACTTACGTAGAGGTCACAGGACGTGACTGAGGTTTGTTGGCTTGTGTAGGGTTTGCTAAAAGAAAATGAGGTTATCTATTTCTTTCCCTGAACTTCCCGTGGGTTATTTAGTCGAGGAGTGCGCACTTGTAGAGTAACCAGTAAGGCGGGTGAGAGTCCAAGCGCTGGTGAAATACGAGTAGCGTGAATCCTGTATCTCAAAATGCTAGGTCTAGCATTAGAGGGACAGCTGGGTCAAACTAACAGTACCCAGTTTTGGCGATGGAAGATTAGCATGGGGATTGGATCCCATGGGCCACTTTTAGAGTGGGCGTGCCATTGCCATCCCATTGACCAAGGAAGATTCCACGATACACTGTGGTTGCCCATAGTCTAGCAAACCGTGGGTTTAAAACATCTGTACAAGCTCAGATGAAATCTCCAGGCAAGGGAGCCCAGGGAAACCACTGGGTCCGAAAACCTCACACCAGCCACCACGGACGTCCGCAAGGGGGTGCCGTAAAAGGTAGTGAGGCCGTGAAATCGGAAGGACTACCCCTGAGGGGGATGAATTCGCAAGTTGAACACTTGCGTCCGCCAATGCTTCATTATGACGAGCGACAACAGGCTAGTGTTGCTCAAGCATTTGCGAAGGCTTCGGCGCAGCAAACTGTTGATGGTAGTGAAGAGAAATATCCAGTTTCTCTTGCCCACAGTTGTCGAGACGAACAATGGGAAGTGGTTGCGAGCAAGGTACTGCGTAAGTGGTTGCGTGGTAGTTCCTTGACGCGTAAAGAACAAAGTAAGGTCAACGAGTTGACCATCTGTCCACCACCCGGTAACCCAAGCCAGGTTACTATTATTTCAACATTGCCCAGCAATCGGTATGAAGTATTGCGTAACCATGAACGGCCTAAGCACCCGAAACATGGTGAAACAAACTTCAAGAAAGTTGTTGAGCAGGTGGCAGCGAATTTGCCACCAAATAAGGTCGAGCCAGAACCTGCAGTTGGGTGTCAATTACCAATACAGTATGCAGTTTCTCCTAGCGCAGTGGTTATTGGTGCGGATGCGCCTGAAGCACCAAAATTCACATGTGATGACCCTTTGCAGTTGCGATTGCGAGAAGTTAAGTTGAAGCTGCGCAAGGTCAGAGCTGAGTGGACAAGCAAAGTTCCATTCGGGCCTGAGGAACGACCAAGTGCGCCTTTCTTGACAGCCAATTCAAAGTGGCAGTCGGGATGGTGTTCTGAATACCGCGAACGACGTATTGTTGATACTACTTTCAAGATATACAAGTTTCCCTATTTGCATTTTATCGGATTGTGGAATAACTGTAAATTGAAGAGCGATTTGTTCGTGGGACATCTTGGTTTCCACTTTCATGAGGAGTACGTGGAAGTGGAAATCCCTGAAGGGTTGGTGGATGAATTGAAGAAATTTTGGTGTTGGAAAACACAAAACATGGATAATTTTATCCTTAGTGCAAGTAAGTGTAATAATTTAACATCAGAATTCGCAATTAAGCCCGACCAATTGCATGTTGCTAATCTGTATGCACCTGCGATAGCCTTCACTGAGTGTTCGGACGAGCATCAAAATGTTGCTCGTGTGACATTTGGTCATTATGTGAATGCTTTTGGGGACCATCTTGGCAAAAATTTGTCAGCATTGAAAACTGTCAGAGGTAAAATACTTATGTCCTGTGTTGTTTTATTTCTCATATGGGCACGTTTTCAATACAGAAGGTGGTCAAAGATGTTTGATCTATTTCGTCAACTAGGCAGGTTCATTATTCGGCCACGGCTGGTCGGTATTGAATTGAATCCAGGCCCCAGATGTCGCCAATTGGTGAACTGTGGAGCCCTGCCAGCTCCAAAGAGCCGTAAGGATGGAGCAAAGTTGCAATTAATAGATGGAGATTTGCGTCCTCCCCTTGACAGGAAGTTGCCGTTGCAATGTAATGGAAAACATATTGAATGTGCCTTTGACACGGGGCCATATCGACCAACGGCGTTTGCAAGTAACCAGTGGAACGAGAAGCAAGCTTTGATTGCTCGTGTGTTGTGTGATACTATCGAACCCAGCACAAATCTGCTGAATTGCATTGATTGGTGTAAACATAATCATCGTTTGTTGTTTCCCAGAATGCATCATGTCCTGTCTGTTAGTTTTGAGGAGTATTTGAAAAGATCAAACGCATCTCCAAGTGTCAAACGTGTGCTGCAAGCGACAATGGAAAAGTTGAGAAGTGAAGGAATTGACGAAGAAACAACTCTGTCGCGTACCCAGCTTTACAAATATACTTACCGAACTTCATTTGTGAAAGTGGAAAATGATTTGTATCAATCACCACTCGGTAGGAAAGAGAAAGCGCCCAGGCTCATACAAGGCGCTCAACCTGAGTTTATATGCCTCGTGGGTCCATGGATAATGGCATTGCAGGATTTGTTAAAGCGTCGTTGGAATCAAAAGAGTAATTTGTGTTTTACGAGTGGTATGACCGCTGAAAAAGCAGCAGCGTTTATTGTTGATGGAACTGGTGACTGGTTGGAAGATGATTTGGGGAAATTTGACAGTTCTATCCGCAGGCCGTGGTGTGAGTACGAAGTTTGGTTGTGTGAACAATTTGGCGCCCCAAGAGCCGTGATTGATTTAATGCACACCAACATTGGGACTCATGGTGCTACGCACCATGGCTGGCGTTATAAATGCGATGGTACTAGGAAAAGTGGTGACCCCTATACTTCACTGATGAATTCAGTCATCAATGGTGTGTCCCACTTGTACCTTTATTGTTCGTGGACGGAGAGAACTGTGCTTCAAGCGCAGGGCAGCATTCGTATGCTGCTACAGGGTGATGATAACCTGTTGCGTCATTCGGAACAATGGAAATTTCCATGGCAACAAGGAATGGCTACGCTTGGATTCGAATCGGAAGCCATTTACCGTGGAAATCTTGAACTAGCGGAATTTTGTTCAAGTCGCATTTACAAAACAAAACAGGGGTATTGCTTTGGCCCAAAACCTGGTCGGGTCTTGGCGAAATATGGTTACCTGATAAACCCACCTAAAGGCATCGAGATTGAGCGGGTGATGCGTGGTGTGGCATTGGGGTTGCAACGAAGTTGCAATTTTATACCACCCCTATCAAAATTCGTCGAGAGGACTCTGATATTGACACAGGGTCATAAGGCGTGGGTTCCAAAGAAAAAATTCGTGCCTTTTGATGAGGATCCTCTGAAGGTCGGTGAGTTGCATGAGGCGTGTGCAGATACTATGCTGAATCTGCATTTGAATTATGACTGGGATTATGGCAAACAGTCATTATTTGAAACACGTTTGCATTCACTTTTGTTTGGGCAGTCGATGCACGGTGTTTGTGAATTGTTTTTGGACAAAGACACTGGTGGCCCACAACTGATCTTCGGCGGCTTTGTGAAGCAAAATCTTCCAGAGCAGCTAAATTAACTGAATATCTGTGCACTCGAGAGAGTGTAATGTAGCCTAGGATCGCTTGCGAATGGTAGTTTCCTAGCAGGTCACAAGCCCTGGTAAATACAGAGTGCACAGATTTATTCCAATCCTACCAATTGGCGGCTTCATTCTCCAGCCGTGATCAAAGAGGATTGCCATTATTTCCTTGCTTTGTGTGTTGAAGTACCTATTAAACACTCACCCTTATCCGGTGAACCTGACACCGTTCGAAGGTTTAAGTGAGATGTATCTCTACCTTTCGATTGAAGAAAATAAAACGGCCTGACCAGGCGGTTACCCAGCAATATATGCGGAGGGGCGAGCCACAGCCTATAAGTGGAGACTCTAAGAAGAGCGCGAAGAAGAACGCCAGAAATACTTCAGGGGTAACTCAAAAATTGACTTGCCCAAGCTGCGGTGGAGATTATTCCAAATGCCACTGCAGTGTTGTGAGCAAGGGGAATCGAAGAGCGGATTCCCGGTTCATGCGCCGACAAAAACGTGTTCCGCAACCACGATTAGTGGGCGTTGAACTAAATCCCGGACCACCTAAGACTATTCGTAAGAAAGCGACCGGGAAACAGCCTATGCGAGGCAGACGTAATAGAGATGGGGTGCCAGGCCTCAATTCTCGAGCACCTATGGTAACGAAGCGTGCTGCTCCGTCCGCTCGCAGGCTTCAAAAAAGCCTGGTTGTAACAGAGGAAGAGTATATTGCTGATTTAACATTAACATCAGCTGGTTTTACCAACATTCAGTACCAAGTGAATCCAGGTAATTCTATTACTTTTCCCTGGCTATCTTCTATAGCGGCCAACTTCAATAAGTACAAATTTACTAAGTTGGCTTTTCGATATGAGCCTATAGCGTCGGGTTTTTCTACACCTGGTCAAACCGGTGATGTGATTTTGTCATTTAATCCAGATGCATCTGACCCTGCTCCAGTAGCGCAGGTGCAGGTTTATGATTTGCAGATGAAGGATAATGGCATGCCCTGCGATTATATTGAATTAAGCCAGTCATCAAAAAATCCTTTGAGATTGGCTGAAATCAATAAGCAAGATAGTTATTATGTGCGCGTTGGTGCACAACCAGCAAATACCGATATTAAGACTTATGATGTCGGAAATTTGAATCTTTCCACTATTGGTACTTATACTAGTGGCGTGTGTGGCAAGTTGTTTGTGAGCTACTCATGTCTACTTCATAGTCCAATTTTGGTGCAAAACCCATCCGGCGGAGTTTTGCACTTTAGTTCCTTAACGTCTACCAGTGCCAATAATTTCGCTGGTATGACTTTACAGGTTGGTGGAACGCCAGCGCTGGCTGGGATTACTGTGTCAGGTAACACAATCACCTGGCCTTCAGGAATTCCGGGCAATTATTTGGTGACATTCACTGGGCAAGCCGCAACATCCTGGGCGGCTTTGTCAGTGAATGGCCAAACTGGTGGTGTCTCAGGTTTTGACGTTTTTGGCTCGGCGAATGCTAAGGACGCAACGTACAATGTCAATTCATTGGGTGGCACCACTACAAATGGTACTATGTTCCAGTCGGCGTATACAGTTACGTCGGCTGGAGGCACGGCTGTTTATAATGCTGGCACAATCACGACTAGTGGCACTACAGCTGCTGATTTGTGGATTGTGTTGTTGCCAGCATCCGTGCTTACTACCGTACTCCCATTATCTGATGTTCGTGTAGCACGTTTAGAAGAACGTGTCTCGCGATTAATGGGCTTGCTATCACCAATTGATGAAAGCAAGGAATCAGAGTGTGATATTGAATGTCACACACAAACGCCTAACTGTCGAACTGTGCCGCTTAGCAGTTCAATGTTGGGGGTGCTTACTGACTATGTCAGCAAGAAATCCATGGTTAAATAAACCTGGGTTGACACCGATGGGAGTTGAGATCCTGCGGTGATTATTCTCCTTCATAATTACTCAACTCACACCAAGATGGCATTACTGGTGTAGAGAGATTTATTTGCTCATTTTGCTGTACGACAGCAGCATATGTAGTATTTGGGAGCAGACTTCCCAATTTTGTGTCGCTTCGTGTGCGCAACATACGATGTATACTCTGAGAAACTCGCTTTGCCGGAGCGAGTACAGCTCAGGCTAGGTTGCACGTCAGGGAGTGCAACTGAAGCTAGTCACAAACCAACAATGTTTTGTTATAGAGTAACCAGTAAGGCGGGTGAGAGTCCAAGCGCTGGAGAAATAGAAGTTCGTTGTAAGGTGTGGCTAGAAGCGTCGCCGTGTTCGCTGGGATCGATCCAGTAAAAGACGCTCTGATGGGTCCATGTA